CAGATACTCCTTTACAGGATAGAATTAATATCTTATTCCAAAATTATTCTGTACATTCCGATGAAAAATTACAGTTTCCGTCTAAGAAAGATACTAGAATTGCTGATAGTTTAGAAGAGATTAATAGATACGGAAAAGAAATTATGAAAATTCCTACTTCAGAAGGAGTAGTAATCAAAGACCTCACATCTACATATATTAAAGGGGCAAAGAAAAACCCCAAGTGGATTAAATGGAAAAAGTTTGTAGACTTAGACCTAATAGTTTTAGATAAGAAGTCTACTAAATCCAATTTGAATTCATATACTTTAGGGGCTGGCCCTCTTAGTTTAGAAGAAGCAAGAAAACTGCAATCTGAAAAAATAAATGATAGGTATTATTTAAATGTTGGTAAGGCCCTTAATACAAAAATAGATGTAGAAATCGGTAAAATTGTTAGGGTGAAAGTTGACGAAGTTAAGGTTAACAGTAAAGGACAATACAGAGTATTTACTGCCAAAGTTATTGAGATTCCTGAAGTTGAAGCACCCGATAAATTAATCACTTTACAACTACTCGCAGATACTAGCGGGGATACAAAAAAATATAAAGCAAAGGCTTTAGAAAAAGGATATTCTATTACTGATGATGTTCATGGGGAAACTGAAGTTATTTTAAAATTTGATATGGACGGGTTTACTATTTATGGTTTTGGTTCAGATAACTTGATGGCTAAAAATGCAATTGTAGATTTAGACCTAGTGAAAGAGGAAATGGTAAAATTATTAAAAGATAAAACTGGTATTATAAATTCTGCTGTAATACAAATTTTGAAAGATAAAGATAAAGAAATGGAATTAGAAGAAATTGTAGATGATTTACTTAAGTATCATCCTAAAGCAGCAAAAACATTTAACGAAGTGTATGGTAAAAATATTAGAAAATTCGCTTTAGATTTAAAAAATAAATTTGAAGGTGTAATATCTTTGGATAATAGACAGTATGGATTATTAGATAAAGATAAGTTATTAGATTTACCTTTTGAAGCAGATGAGAATATTGTAAGAAAAGAATATAAGACTCCAGAAGAATATAGAAAAGGGGATTTTAAAGTTTATTTGCGAAAAGACGGTAATGTAAACTTGACTTTTAAATTAGCAGATGAGACAATTGGTTGGGAAATTCAAATAGATAGTGTTGATGACATATTTGATTTATTTGGAAAATCTGGAAAATATCCTGCTAAGGTACAAGAAACAGTTTCCAAAGAGAAATTGATTGATGAAGGAGAGGTTGAGTTAGGTGTTCAAAGGCATGGTTATCATGAATATATTTTAAAAGGTGAGAAATTTGACACAAAACTTCATGTACGAGTTGTTCCCTTAAAAGAACAAAAACAGTGGATAGCGTTTTCTAGTTTTGTAAAAGAACCTGTTGAACCGTCCACAGATGATGGAATATGGGATATTCGAGAAGATGATAACAAGGATTTGTCCTTCGATACGCTCGATTAGGTTTTCTTTTATATACTAATTCGGAGATGTTGATTCATGGCGAGCGCATCGCTTCAACCAATTACAACAGTTAGGCCAAATATAGGGCATGATTTTGAAATTTTAAAGTCGGATTCATTATATATTGGTGGATATGCTTCTATTGAATTAGTAGATAAGCAAAACGATTTAATCACATTAGAAGCATTAAATGATGCTGTTAAAAAATTTATGCAAGCACCAAAATATAGAAACGTTATGAATAATCATTCTAATGTTCAAGTCGGTGAAGTAGTAAAGGAATATAGAGACAAAACAGGAAGATTATGGAAAACTGATGTTGATGATGTTGGTTTTTTTGTAGTAATTAAATTAAGAGATGATATTGAAAAGGCTAGAGAAGTTAGTCGAGATATTCGTAAAGGGGTTCTTCGTTCTTTTAGTATAGGTGGTCAAGCACTAGAAAAAAGAAAGAAGGATAATACAGAATTAGGTCAATATAATGAGATTAGTAAACTAGAATTACACGAAGTAACTATTTGTGAAAAAGGTATTAATCCCGAAGCAAAATTTGATATTCTAAAACAAGACAATGGTGAAAATATGAGCGAAGTAACTAAAGCGTTAGAAGAACTTAACAGTCTCCTTAAAGAAATTAAAGGAGAAGATGTTGCCAAAGCACCAAACCCAAAATCGGTTACAGGTGATATGGAAATGACAGAAAATTTACCGGAAGGTGAAGAAAAGATGACAGGTGAATACTTAGACACTGAAGAATCTGATGTAGAAGCAGCCGATGAAGATTTAGAAATGGCAGCAAGCGACGAAGAAAAAGGAATGGGCCATGATAAAGAAATGGCAGATTACGAACAAGAAATGACCGCTGAAAAGGCAAAAACCACACATACCCATGAAGGGCAATTAGAGGATGAAGCCGGATTAGTTGTTATTGAAGGTGGAGAGCCTCGTTCAAAACACGGTCAACGTGGGCAAATGGGAATTCCTGCTGGAACTGAGACCAAAAAATCTCTTTACTCTGGTGATACTCCAACTCTTGATTTGAGTAATGAAAATCTAGAAAAGGCTTATGCTGAATTTAAGGCAGAGCAGATGGAAAAGTTGGCTTATGAAGATATTAAGCGAAGTTTCCAATCTCGATTTGATGCTGAAGTTGCTGCAAAAGCAGATTCAATTGAGAAGTCAAACTATGACCCTCGCGCAGAAGTCAATGAACTTAAGAAGCAATTTAGTGAGTTAATTGACACACTAAAGGGTGAGAAGGAAAATGTTATCCGAAAGCAGCAAGAGGCTGTTGATAATCTAAACATTCCTTCAGGTGATGAGATTGCTAAGATGGATTGGAACGATATTCACTTGGCAGTATATCGACTAGAAAACAATTTCCGCTGAATACACGGATAATAAAAAGGTGATTTAAAATGGTAAAATATATTAACACAATTGCAGATTTGGAAGCGGCAACCTATGGCCGATTCGATAACAATAATCTTTTAAAGAGTGGTGGGTCTTTACTCGGACTTCACACAGCACACGATACAAACGCAACAAACGCATTTGTTGGAACAGCGGCATCAAACCTTAGTAACTTATATAACGTAATTTACGGTCAAAAAGTTTGGTCCATGCTAAACCAAGAAATTAACCCACTTGCTATTTTGGCTAAAAGACCATATTCAAGTAGTGGTTGGCGAGTATTAATTGATAGACCTGCTGGTGGAAGTGCCGCCGCTTTTGCTATTGGAACGCAAGATATTACTGCAACTCCAACTGCTGATATGAGCGCACCTTCAGCCGATAGTATTGGTGGTGTAAAAGAAAACCACGCTTTGGGTAGTGTTGGTCTTTCTGAACTATCTCCAGAATATGCAACATTATACATGAGTCCTAAGACTGTTGCTCATATGTTCGGTTATTCCGAAGTAGCAGCAGAAATGGCTAAAATTGATGATGGTATCGGTGATATTCGTAACATTGTTCGTGAAGATATGGGTAAATTCCACGCTGAGGTTCAGTCCAAAATGCTTGTAATGCCTCTTGAAAACTACGACCATACAAGTTATGCAGATATTGAATTAAACTATACTTCATTAAATAAGATTGTAGCAAGTAGTAAAGAAATGGAAGCCATGATTGATGCAGGAATGCATGGTTCAATGGGTGGTTCTTCATCAACAGGCGGTTTAGTTGACCAAATGAGTTATTTGTATGGAAACAACAGTCGTGATTTGGTAGCAAACGCTTTCAATCCATCTTTTATGGATGCAGTTGTTGATTACGGAAATGGATATGCTGCTGGAGATGTACGAGCATTAACTCTAAGTTTGTTAAATAGCACTCTACAAACTCTACGAACCAATGGTGGTACTCCAAAGTGTATTTTGACAGGATATGATACAATTCAGTCACTTGCTGATTTGCTTCAGGCACAAGAGCGATTTATGGAGCGAAAAGAAATTGTTCCTACCCATAATGGTGTTCGTGGTGTAAAGGGCCGAGAAGTTGGTTTCCGAGTAGCGACATATTTCGATATTCCGCTAATTCCATGTAAAGATATGTCAAGCACAGGTGAAGCAACAGGTAAACTAAGCGACTTATTGTTCTTAGATACTGACCACCTTTGGATGGCTGTAATGAAACCTACTCAATACTTTGAGGATGGTATTAACAGTGGAAACCCATTCGGTGTTAGCGCACTTGGAAACAAGGCTATGT